CCGTTCCTGAACCACAGCTGTGGCGCAGCCGGAAAGTGTCACGGCGAGTGCCATGGCAGCTGCGGTGATATTGATAATCTTTTTACTCATGCGCGTTTTACCTCCTTATGTTTGCGGTTTTGCCTAATGCCGAGGAGTGAGAGACCCACCACGCCGATAAGCAAAGTGAGAAGTCCAAGTCCAAAAGCAAAGACAATATATTGAATTACGTCGATGAGTTTAAGCCATTTTGCGACTGCAGCGCCTAAAACAATCAACAGGCCAAAGCAGCCGGTCAGATAAATGCGCAAGCCAAACTGTGCAGTTCTACTGAAAATCGATTCGAGTGTTTTCATAATTATGGAGCAGGACACCCCATCTATAGCCGTAAGGCTTAGGTGGGGAGAAATGCGCTTCGAAAAGACTAAGATACAGCATTTCCTGCTTACCTCCTTTCAACATTTAAATGATTTGTATACATATCAACGGCTTGCACCATTGACACATACGCTGCCCGCAGAGCTCACCACTTGTGGAGCATGGATAAGGTGCCTATATTATTAGTACACAACGTAGTTTTCCCCACTGCCGGAGCAATGGACTTAGGCTAATCAACCGGGCTTACGGGTTGCCCCGCAAGCCCCGTCTATAACCGGCGAACCGGTTTAGGCGGGGTTGTTGACAGTAATAACTCCTTTCTACAAATTTCATGGTATGCAATTCGCAAGAGCCTGCAATAGGAAAACAAAAAAAGCTGCCCAGCCGAAGCTGGACAGCTTGTGTGTTGTAGTATTTTAGCGTCTGTTGTCTCTCTCTTGTCTCCTGCGTTCGCGCTCCTCATACTCTTTTTTCTGATACTTGAGTCGTTCATTCAGCAGGAAGGAGTTTTCATCGCGAGTCATTTGCAGTTTTACCTCGTACCAGCAACCGTAAAGAAAGGCTGCCAGAATGCAGAAGCCAACGATTTTGACTAAGAGGTTGAAAAGAACGTTCACAATAACCGGGAAAATATAGCCGATGGCTTTGGCGATAAGCAGGATGAGCCCACCGAAGACAACGATTTTTGCGATTGTCTGAACAACGGGCGGGAAATCGCCCAGGACTTTGGAAATGGTATCGTTAATTTTGGTGATGATATTAGTGTTTTTGCCACCGTTGTTATTATTTTCTGCCATGTCGGTTCCTCCTTTTTGTGCCAATTATAGCATATATCTGTACAAAACGCTATATCCCACATGAGGAATCTCGATGTTTGAGCAATGGCTCAACAAAAAAAATGCCGCCACCCTTTCGGATGACGGCAAGTGATGTTATTTCTTCACGGGGATATTCTGGTCAAGAATAACATCGAAGTTGTAGTGCGGCATCTTAGATGCATCACCACCAGCAGCTTCGAGGGTCATGTAGAAGTCCTCGTCATTCATAGCCTGCACGAGAGTGTTCATCTCGTCGCAGGTATGTTTGAGCATAGGACCGCGCTTATTGCAGAACATCACAGCCGAAACAGGCTGAATGCCCTGTGCAACCATGCCATCCCAATGAGTCCGCAGCTCGGTTACAGACTTCAAAGTAGCAACGCCGCTCATGAAGTCATAAATCTTGCAGTGGGACTCGTCGATATGTTCCAGAACGTCGATACGAGTCCGGTTTGCGTACAGAGGGAACTGGAGTTCAACTTCATTCCCGGTGTCTGCAACCAGCCGATTCGCAAAATCCTGCGCATATTTCTCAAGAGTGAGAGGCTCGCTTTCGAGAGGCTTCACGTTTTCGGCAATAGCGTCGAAAATTTTACGCCATCCCTTGTCGCTCAGGTCGATATCCGACTTGTTGGCGAGGGTATTCAAGAACCCACGCGGCAGACCGGAAATATCAACAGCAACAACGCCGGTGAAAGCGTTGAAGGCCGGGTGACGAGCCTTGTCCCAGATGGTATCAAACTGAGCGGTGGCGATAACACGCTCGCCGAGCTGGATATCCAAGCCCTGCGTAAGCATGTTGTTCTGGTAGAAATGCTTCAAGTCATAGCCACCAGTAACAACACCTTTGGTCGCATCCGTATCCAGCTGACCACACTCAACCTTGACAGGAATCTCGTACCCATCATAGTCAACAGTGAAGTTCTTTTCCTTCTGCTTCTCCTTATACGGCTGGAAAATGGGCTTGACGAGCACATCGCACGTCTTGCCATTCGCCATATGGAAATCAGGAATCAGGATACGGGCGGGAGCAACGCCGGTAGCGTCAGGTGCCAAGTAATTGCGGTACTTGACACCAAAGTGCTCAGCCAGGCAGGTACGCAGCACGTTCAGGCTGGTGACCCGTCTCTCAGCGCAGCTGCCGTTCTTGGTCAGCATGGTGCTGGCGGTAGCCTTGTCCATCTCCACATAGATGATGGTAGAAGGAGCGCCAAGAGCCTTAAACTGCTCACGCATAACGACATCTGCCATAGGAATCTCTTCCTGCTCGGACATCGTCATGGTCGTGGCGAACGGGCCGTCAACGCGGTGATAGCTGTCCTCTCCAGGCTGCTTGGAAGCGATGAACCAGGGATACTTGTTGCGGGTGGCAACCAAAATGAAATTATTCAGGCCAACGCCATGGATGCACAGCGGGCCCTCATTGCTGTGGCCGTTGCCAAACTGTAGGTTTTCCGGCAGCTTTTCCTTAGACATACCATTGCCCCAGTCGGCAATAACCACACCGATTAGGTTTTTGGCATGGCCTTTCACAATCGCGACCAAGATGTTAATGGCATCTTTGCAATTAGAGATGGCATTATCAACCGGTTCACAAGCGGCATCGCTCATGGGTAACTTCTGGCGCGAAATAGCGTCAAAGTAATGGTTGGTGATGCCGACGTTGAAAGTGACGTTGTTATTCTTCTTAGCCATAATATAACCCCGTAACGTGGGGCTGCCGTGCTGCTCTCGAATTTATCTCCACAGCAATGTGAGCCCCATATATCGGGGATGTTATTATTCTTTTTTGTTGTTTGTTTTGCAGGAGCCGCTGGCGATATCAGAAATCGCTTCTTTGACAGCTCCGAAAACGTCAGCTGATTTCAGAAAGTCTTCGGCCAATCCTTTGATGTGGCTGTAATTTTTGAAGACTTTCTTGACAAGAAATGCGCCAGCGATTGATACTACTGCCAAAAGCAGCAGAAATTTCGCGGCATCGGTCAGTTTCACTTGCTCCAGCAGGAGCGCGAGTATCACACCATCTTTGCTCAGCTAGGTCTTAATTAGACCGTGAACGAATGAACCATAGCTAACTGCAAATTGCTTAGCTTTGGCTTCGTGGTTGCTAATGATGGTGTCTACTCGCTAAATTATGTTTCGAATCATGGTAATGTCCTCCTTGAAGGCTTGTAATTGTTATACGGTATATATAAATACGCTCTTAACGCGGCGTTCGCGTGCAGGAACATCTATATAAACACATTGACGCAGTGTATACGTGCCATGCTGATTAGCATGACAATTCTATGTAATCAGCCTTTTCTTCGGCTGTCAGAAGTCCACATTCCGTGGGATAAATCTATATAAAACGCAGAAAGTCTGCGGGAATCCTCAAAAAGAAAAAGGACAGAAACCCAATATGGGCATCTGTCCTTCTTCCAGGAGGTATATGAACTATGGCAAATCAATGATATCTCTGTTACATTATCTATTCTATGGGTATCGCACGTGCTGTCAACCCAAAATACCAAGTTTTTACGAAAATAATATATACGGCACATCGTACAATTTAGAAGACCGGATATTTAGTTTCCTGAAATGGTGCAGGCAAAAGACACCGTGCCGCTCCAATCACCGGAAGTGAGATTAGCTTTTACCGTATAGTTTGAGGTGATACTAGCCAAGGCATAGTTAAACTCCTTTTTTGTACGCAAAAAGGCGAACCTCCCGGTGTGGGAAGTCCGCCTTAAAGCGAAGTGTGAATTGTACGAGCACACAGTGTGCTTAGTAGATGGTATCTATCGTACAAGCTAAATTATACGGGTCTCGCACGAAAGCGCAAGATTATTCATTCATTGCTACAGTCACCAAACAGCAAATTATATGCTTTTTCGATTTCAGAATCAGACATGGCCTTCCCTTTTTCTTCAATGCTATGCAGAATTAGAGTCTTGTCGCTCTCCTCATCCGGCACGAAGCCAAGAATCACATCCAGCTTGTTGTGATTCTCGTCCTGTGCAAGATACTCTTTGATTTCGGACCACTGCGCATCACGCTGGTTCAGAGCGTCAACGTTCTGGACACAGAACGGGTACTCACTTTGCGGCATAGCACCGGAAAGGTATTTGGTATCGTTGCAATACATCTTGATAAGCCGGACAATGTAGTTCCTTTCCGCTTTGGTTCTTGAAGTCAGAATATTGTTTGTACTCTGGTACTTGTAGTTATCCCCAACAGCTTCCAACGACTCTGCAATCTGTCGAAAACTCAGCATTTCGTTTGTAGCCTTGTCATGCTGCGCCACGGTGGAAGCATAGTATCCTTGTTCCGTTTCGTTTGCTTCTACCACGGCAGCGAGATTCGAGTCAATATGGATGAGCCGTTCACTGTTATCCCCTTGCGCACGAATTGTGTTGTTCACTTTCGCAATCCAACTGTCAGTTTCCGTAGCATCATCGCCCGCATAGAGGTAGGTTACAATATCCGGGTTAGTAGGGTTCGGAAGCTCCGCACAAGCCAAGGTCAGATTCCGTCCGTATTCTTTTGCCTGGAGATACATGTTCGGATAATCGTCTTGTATTGTCTGAGCGATTGCCTCAACCTCGGCCTCGTCTTTTTCAATGACAAGGCCGACAGTGGCTACCTGCTCTTCAATGTTGAGCTGCTTCAAAATATCCTCAAGGTCGAATACAATAGCTTCCTTGTTGGTTGTATAGAATCGGATTTTCATAGATTTTCCTCCTGGCAACAATAAAAAGGGCAGGCCCTCGGTTGGAAGGTCTGCCAAAAAACAGTTTGAGAATTGCAAAAAGGTCATTGTGCGGCTTTGACAGCTGCGTTTATCATTGTGTAGGCAATATCCAGGAGTCGAAACGCAAGAACTCCAAAAGATAATGCTACCAGCAAAAAGCAAAACACAAATTTTTGTTTGTTCTCACCCTGGAAATAGTACATTCCAAAGCAGGACGCGATGAGAACGCAGAGAAACACAACGACCCAAATAATATCAGCCATTGTCCTGATTTTGATTTTGCTGAGTCGGCTGGGTCTTGACTTCAGCAGGAGCATTCGGAGTCTGATACTGAACATTCTGGCTCGGCTCTTTGGGAGTTTCGGTGGCCTGGTACTGAACAGTACTGGGGTTGTTCTGCTGTTCGGCTTTCTTTTCCTCATATTTGGTCTTGAGCTGAGAATAGGAATAGCCATCCTGCGGGATACCGTGATACTCATAATGGCCGAAAGCAAGAATCATGTTGAACACCGGATTCAGAAGGCAAAGACCAATCGTGAAACCAAAACCTTCACCGAACGCAACAGCTTTCTTGTAGTTGGTAATAGCACCGATGATGAGAGCAACAACCAGGAACAGATTGCCGAGCAGCGGGATGCCAGACAAAAGGCTCAGCACGACCGGAATCAGAAACAACCAGCCGTTCCCCCAGTAAATGTTGAATTCGATGTAGTTGCTGTAGAACGGGACGATGGATGCCCAGCCAGGCTGCCCGGCCTTCTCAAAAATTTTCCAATTGGCGACGATTTTGAGCACAAAATACGCTATCACCAGAAGAATCATCGTATAGAGCATACCGCCCAAAAGATTCAATGCGCTGTAAGAATTATACATTTTATATCCTCCTCTTCCGGCATATGAAGCCGGATTATTCCTTCACTAAGTTCTTTGCCTGTCGCTGCCGCTCTGCAAGTTCTTTGCCGCGTCTGACCAGTTCCGCATATTGCTCTTCGGTCAGCTTGCGAGGCGGCTTGATTTTGACCCATTTCTTGGGCATATCTGCCTCCATACACCAGTCCTCATCCCGCGTGATTTTAACAGCATCAGGGTATTCTTTGGCAAGCTCTTTTAGCTGTTCCATACGAGCTTTGTTGCAGGTGTAGTAGGATGCTTTCTTCTCTGCATCATTGAATGTGATGATGGTTTCGCGTTCCCAGGGTCCATCAGATGCCTGCGTGGCCACTTTTTTATCGGGCATGATTTTTCTCACCTCAATCGAATAAAATTGCCGATATAGCAGGGCCTTCGCAGATATACCCGCTCGCCTCGGCCCATTTCGGCGTCATGAGCTTGCCATTTGCTTTCACAAGCACCATCTTCCGAGCAGAGGTATTCAGGAATTCCGTCGGAGCCCAGTTATTTCGCACAACGACGATAGCATTGTCGTCCGCGTTCTCAAGCATATGCTTCAGCTCTTTTACCGTCACCGTGTCACCTCCCGTTCAACACATCATCCAGTGCCTGCAAGAAAACTCTGGATTCCTCATTGATTCCGCCGCGACACAGAACTTTCGCAATATCATCAAATCCTACCAAGTACATATTTTCTTCACCCATGTACCCCTGCGGCCAGGGAACCGCGTAGTAGTTGTGTGGAACAGCACTGGTATCGTAACCCACTACAATATATTTCTGGTCTGCAACATTTTTCACCGTCAGGATAGTCCCAAGCGGTAACGCGTCTTTCATGGAATGAGTAGTTGCAGGCATGATTCTCTGAATTTTCAAAACAGCACCTCCCTAATTTTCATTTTATGAGAGTCGCACATTTGCGCAAGGAAACTGAAAACAAAAAAGCGGCCGCTCCAAAAGGAACGACCGCAAAGATACGAGTCAGATATTATTCATGGGAATCAGCTCTCCTGAAATCAGAAAGTTGATTCTCAGTGGAACACTGCACGAAAGGAATTCCCTTGCGCGGATTCACAAAAACGTCTGTGGTCGCAAACGCATCGCAGAGCCTGTTGCCTTTTCGTACTCTGCCTCAATGTCAGCTTTCATGGCTGCCAGCAGGGCGTTGAAATCGGTGTTCTGGGAAAGCAGATTCATGTTTTCGCCTTCCTGGTTTTTAATGAGAACGTACATAGTATTTACCTCCTAACAATCAAATCATGCTGTCAGACAATTTGTCGATAGCTGCCGTGATGGCTTCGTTTTCCATCTGAGCAATACGCTCAAACAGATGAGACCAGTCGATGGCATCATAGACACGCTTGACAAACGCATCATAGGTGCCACCGGCCTTCATCATTTCAATTTCAGACTCATAGCAGCCGGGCTCCTCAAGTATGAACTTGATATCGTCGGTTGGGTTGATTTGTATTGTTGCTTCGTACTCATTCATTTTAATTATTTCCTTTCTTTTATACGCAAAAAGGCGAACCACCCAAACGGGAAGTTCGCCTAAAGCGCATTGTTAAGTGTGCGAAGGGCAGGGTGCCTTTTCGATAACTGTTATCTATCGTACATTTTTGATTATAGGCCGTTCGCATAAATCCGCAACAAAAAACCGCCACCCAAATGGGCAACGGTAATGAAAAATTAAATTTCAGCGCAGAACATCGCGAGTTTCTGCCACAGCAAATAGGTGCTGTACCTCATGCGTACCTTTTCAGGAACACCAGTAACCAAACACCATTTGTGAGCAGTGGCTTTGATGCGGGGAATCTGCCTCTGTTCGGCTTCGGTAAACGTCTTGCTGTATAGTCTGCGACGGCGTCCGGAATTCCAAAAGGCTCCTTCCATCGTTTCGCAAATCAGAGCGTACGCCAAATAGCTTTGGGCTTCTTCGTGAGTCAATGTAACCATCGTTTTCATGGCTGTCACCCTGCCTTTCTCTCATTGCGAGCCATATGCAGCGCATAATCAAGCGCGTCAGGGTCATCGGCCAAGAATTTCGTTTTCTGAAGTGTACCAAGCTTGGGATGCTTCAGAATCGTATAGTTGCCATTGTTCTGGACAAGGGAACCTTTATCATAGACAAGCTCGACCTTTTCGGCAGGTACTGCGTAACGGCGAATGCGGTCACATTCATCCGCATAGTTGATGGGAGTGATATAGCCAACTGGCTTTTGTCCTTCCATCCCTGTCACAGTGACCAGAAAAGCCTTAATGGTCCGGGCTTCTTCCTCTTCCTGCTCATCATAGTATTTGAACGTGATGAACATGGGAGTATCTTTCTTGTACGCATCTTCCTCAGGGCAGAGATACGTTCCACAAGAGCGGCAGAACCAGAGCATCGATACGGGCTTTCCAGTTTCCTGTGCTTCTTTTGCATAGCGCTTGAAAATCTTTATGTCCAGCTTGAAATCCTCGGTGTAATGCTTCACCGTGCTTTTCACGATGAGTTTCAGAAAATCACAGATGGAAATAGCGGTCATAGTCATATTGGAAGTCATAATAAAATCTCCTTTTTAGTCAACCATAACTTTAGAAATATTCATGTCATAGCGGTTAAATTTAGAAATATAGTCAAAAATGGTATTTACTTGAGCTTTTGTTGCGGTTTTGGTCTCATCCATATCGAGGAATGTATTGCCCATCGAAGGATTACGAATGGCAATCCAACCGCGTTTATATAGGAAATCGAGACCCTTGCCACTCCAGTCATACGCCATATTGAGAACTTCATGGTCAGAAAGACCAAACGCTTCTCGATTGCGCATGATGATGCGGCCAGCCAGGGCAGCGTGCTCGCCAAACTCGCAGGCATACCAGGTGCCATCGGGAGCAATCAGACCATATTCGGTCAGCTGATGCTGAATGGGTCTATCACTGATATAGCTGTTGTACAGTCGCTGACGGCGTTCAACGGATGTGCCTTTCATGTTTGCTTCAATCCAAGAGGCAAGCTTGGTCCAAAAATCGGTTTTGTAGAATTCCGGGTTGGATTCCTGCTCAGGAAGCGGTTCGCCATTGAATTCTGCAACAAGGTCTGGGTGGGTAAAAAGCCATGCACCGTTGTTGAATGCATCAGAATAACCCGTTTTCCCATAGAGGAAGCACTTGATACCGTCATAGCTGCAATCGATATAATGATGTTTTGCATTGGTGCACATTGTGACTTCCTCCTAATTCAAATGAAGTATTTGTAAGCGGCAGTTAAGCGTTTGCGGTACAGGTCTAACGTGGTCAGCCCTCCTGCATAGACTTTGCGGGAAGAGATTATCACGTTGGTTCCTGCTTCCATATGGGAGAAGAACATCGAAAGGCAATCTTCCAGGCTGTCGCTTGTAGTGAGAGTTTCGTACACCGGATATGAGTATTTGGCGGCTTTGCTGTATGTGCTATTGAGCTCATACACGAAGAACATCACCTGTCCCGTAACGGTGTTGGGGTCATAGCCATTGCCATAACACCAGTTGAAAAGGTCTGTCTTTCGGCTATAAGTCCATTGCAGGAGTCCATAGCCGCCATCCGAAGGGTTTTCGGCCGAGGCTTTAAGACCGCTTTCCATCGACATGCAGCCCATCACTGCGGCAGTACCGGCCTTTGAAAGGCCAGCGGACCGCAGAGCTGTGTAGATTTCAAGCTCATTGTCGTTGAGATTATCTGGAATTGTTTCGGGTTTCGGTTCAGCTTCTTCGATGGCTGCTTCTGCGGTCTCAATCCGTGGTTCCGGTTCTGCAGCATCGGAAGATTCGACCTCAGCAGTTGTAATTTCCTCCTGTGCTTCTTCGGAAGTTTCCGTTATCGGGAACGCTTTATCGAGCTCATTCACCGTTTCAATGGGAGTGGAAAAAGCGATAGGTTCGGTTTTGGGAGCTATGTTTTCCTCTGCGTGTGCAGGAACAGAAAGCATAAAACCCATGCAGGCGATGATGGTAAAAATACACATCACCGCGACGACAACCAGGACATGCTTGTTCCGAAAAATGCTGTTATTATTCTTTTCGACTTTCATTTTGTGACTCCTTTTTTGTGTCTTTTCCTTGTAGCGGAAGATTGTGATTTGAGATTTGTGGTTTGTTTTGAATTCCTCCTTTTTCTGTAAACAAAAAAAGGCAGGCCCATCATGAAGATGAGTCTGCCTTGAATGAGAACAGAATTATGAATTGTACGAGCACGCGGTGTGCAAAGTAGATGTTATCTGTCGTACAACTTTAATACTATGGAATTCGCAAGGATGTGCAAGAGCTTTTGATGTGCTTCTTTTTCAGGCTTCGTTAAGCCATTTCTGAGTGATATCCATGATTTGATTCTGAAATTCCGGGTCCGGCAAGGTTTTGCTGTCTGCCCAAATTGAGTTACGGACGATTGGGTAATCGTACACGACGCCGTCAACGATATAGGGCCAAAGAACAACTTCACCACCCACAAGCCAGAGCTTTTGGACTTTGACAGGCTTCGCGTATCTTGTGAGCCAGCATTCACTGGTCACGACAGAATCCGCCACATATTTCTGTGTTTCTTCCTCAGTTAAGAGATTCGGGTCTTCGTCCTTGATGTTGTACATTCGGACAATGAACGGTAACGGCATGTCCTTGGAGTATTTTTTGTTCTGACGCAGCTCAGCGAGCAGGAATTTTGAGACAAAATGCGCAATGCCGATGCTGGTCAGGCAGTCGTCAAGGGTATGCCCAAGACAAATTCTTGGGATTTCCTGGTCCTCCCCTTTCATCCGATTCGTTGGTATCTGCGGAACAACATCGTCCGGCAGGCATCCGGTGTCTGCCATGATATGATAAAGAATCATTGATGTTTCCTCCTGAAATAAAAAAAATAGCAGGCCCTCAAGAATCGAGAGTCTGCTTTGTTTGCACGATTTATTCTATCGTGCAGTAGATGTTTTGCTTGGTCCGCACACGCAGACAGCCCAACAGGCATCGTTCAGAACGTCTTGTCGTCAGGAACTAGCAGATACATCCAGGACTGTGGTGCTCGCTTAACGCCGAGCTCTCGCAGCGACATATCCATAGATAAAATATATTTTGTATGGCAACAAAGACCATAGCGACTATGAAAGCACCACTACGAATAGAGGCGCTCTGGCAGCTAAAAAGAAGCTGCTCACTCCTCCGAAGAGGGTAAAAATCCTTCCCCAAGGTCATAAACGGTTTAATACAGCCACACCTGTCGGCTTTGCCTCAGCTTTACGTGATGTGTTGTCTTAGAGCGTGCAGTTAGGATTAACGCCACACGGTAACTATCTATTCGCTTATAACGGAGTGCTCGAAGCACTTATGGTAGTCAACATATCCTTACGGACACTTCTAAAGTGCAGACTTGCCGGAGCAAGCCTGCGACTTTAGTCGTGGGTTATTGACTTGTTTTTGGAGCGTCACCATTTATGGAACGGGTTCAGAAGTCCGGGACGGTATTCGTTATCGACATACATCTTGATGTCGTTATCGTCCAGGGCATCCAAAATGTTCATCCAGCATTCCGCTTCGACGTGCATCTCGCCGTCCATTTTCAAGGCCCTGTCGCACTGAACTAAGTCTGCGCGAAAAGAATTCACATAGAAGCAATCTTTTGCGGCAGCCGCGAACCTGGTAAAACTGTTCTTGGTATTTGTGGTCATAGTATTCATCCTTTCTGAAATATTTTTGTTTCTAATCAATACATACAAAAAAAGAAGCAGGCCCTCAAAAGAGAGTCTGCTTACTTGTGCATGACAGATTGTTAATTTAATGTTCAATTAGGAGGTAAGTGATGGTATCTGTTATGCAATTATTATTTTAGGCGGTTCGCACATTTGTGCAAGTGGCTTTTTTAGCTTCGTTTGTTTTTTGGCATCGCGTTGGTCCAGCCCTTAGATTTGTGTTTTTCAGGGGCATCATCAATCATGGCAAGGATACCCGCGACTTCAGTCGTGGGTTATTGACGACAAAATCCCTATATGGCAGCCGCATCATAATATCGGAATAAATCGGTGCGTCCTCAGTCTCTGCCAATGTTCTGAGAAATTCCGGAGCGAAATTGTACACGGTTTTTGCTGCACGCCAATAGTTTGCGACGTATGCCATCGAAAATTGTGCGGCAAGTTCCCCATCCATTGCATCGGCGGCAATCTGACCGTTTTGGATAAGGCGGTGCCCAAGTGGAATAAATTCTTTCACATAATAGTCATAGCCCTTATCCAGCAGCTTGTTGGCCCCAGAATTCAAAAGAAACTGACTGCTCTGCTCGGCATACCAAAGAGCGCTGTTCACAATTATATTGTCCACAATGATACCTCACTGCCAATACAGTTTTATTGTTCCGTCAGCAAAAAGAATCTGGCTGTACTCCTCGCCGTCAAGGACAATGCAGCGGTCCGCTTCTCGCTTGTGAGCTCCGGTACAATACACGGTTTTATTATCGATAGCCGGAATGGACGGTGCTTTTGCCAAAACCAACTGACCGCGCATGGCGCAGATGTCTAAGAAAGAAATGATGTGGTCGCCCACCCTGGAAGCCTCCAATCTAATTACAGTGCTCTAATTGGGAAAGAACCTTCAGCACGCGGCAATGGCTCGTCTGTGACTTTCAGAACGGAGCTATCTCGTTTCTCTGTCGCATATCGAATGGTTTTAAGAATCTCGTATGCCAGTTTGCTGTTATAAGCGAGTCCTGAATTGGAAATACCAAAGTTTCCGTTCCAGCCAACGCCAATCTTTTTAAGCTGTGGAATCAGAAGGTCACGGGCTTCGAGGACCCCCACCCCATTCCAGCGTGCATCATGATACGCCTGGAAGTGCTGCTCATCGTTACCAGAAATATCAAGTGCTTCATAGATGACGCCAAATTGACCCATCAAAACACGAGAGTATGTATCCAGCGCATCGGCAACGGCTTTCCAGGAAGAGACATCTAAGCTAACACTGTATTTATATGGAGCGTCCTTTCCCGGCAGGTCCCGTGCATGATGCAGCATGTCTTCCAAGATAGCGCTGCACTTGTTAGAAGAGTCTTTAACAGGAGCCGTTACGTTCACAGCTGTCAGAGCAGCACAAGCACTTGAAATGTCTGCTTCGCTTGCTCCATAAGCCTCTCCAACCTCTTTGCAGATAGAGGAAAAATCGTTGCTATAAAACGTTATCATGATGGCAAGAGCGTGCAGAATGAAGAAGTACTGCTTGCTCGTGAAATCAATGTACATACGGCAAAAATCCTTTCACTTTTTACTCTTTCATTATACCGCGATTCGCAATTTCTCACAACGGAAAGCGCTAAATGGTAACAGTTTATACATATTTTTACAAGCAAAAAGCCGCCTCTTATGTGAGGACGGCTTTTCTTATTGTGGCAGGGGTAACACGACTCGAACATGCAACAAGCGGTTTTGGAGACCGCTGCTCTACCACTTGAGCTACACCCCTATATAGATACTCCAGCTGGGAGTCGAACCCAGAGTAAAACGGGACTTAAAGCCGCCGCGTTTGCCAGTTTCGCCACTGGAGCATATGGCGGGTTGTACAGGGTTTGAACCTGCGGCCCACGGATTAACGGTCCGTTGCTCTACCAGCTGAGCTAACAACCCATAAATGGCAGTTGTTGTACTGCCGGACATGGTACTCCCCGAGGGATTCGAACCCTCAAAACGGTGCGGTTTGAGCGCACTGTGTCTGCCAATTTCACCAGAGGAGCTTATGGCGGGCGTAGCAGGATTTGAACCTGCGACAAACGGATTAACGGTCCACCGCTCTGCCTACTGAGCTATACACCCACAAAAGTGGCAGATAATGCTCTGCCGGGCATGGTGCGCTCGCGGGAAATCGAATCCCGAACACCCCGATTAAAAGTCGGGTACTCTACCGATTGAGTTACGAGCACTTGTCGCGCATCTTCCGTGCCTTGCTTATGGGAACACAGCTTTGAGGAATCTCACTTCCGATGCGCATGAAAGTGAGCGTTGGCCGAGAATGGTCGAGTCGAACAACCGTTGTCAGGGTCAAAGCCTGATGCCTTACCGTTTGGCGAATCCTCGAATATACATTATGTATAATAGCATACACTTTAATAAGCCTGGCTGGAATTCACTCCAGCGGCATTAGAGTGACCTGATTCTGATTTTCTGCATCAAAAAAGCACCCATCAGGCGTTGTGCGTCTGACAGGTGCTCATATCGTGCAGAGTATGGAAAACAGCCGATACTTGGATGATTTTATTCAACCATCACTGCACTATGATTTGCACAAACAGACAACACAAAACAGCCGAAGAGATTCCAATTGCTCCACAGCTTTTGCAATTTATTCTGTTTGTTCATCATAGCAGCAAACATCGTGCAATTTTCCTTTCATCAAATTCAGTGTCTATATTATACAATGTGTAAAATGCAAAGTCAAGGCTTTTCATAAAAATAATAGCAGGCCCACGCTTATTGTTTGTCTGGCTTCCAAGCCACAATCCGCACTATCACATTCGAGAGCAGTACGTCCTCATACGAGCACAGTACGCCTAAAGCGTTAGCCATTCTGGACTCGTAGTCAGCCAAAGCCAGGTCGATGGGCGCGTTGATTTCAGCAGAACCATCCGTTGTTTCCAGAACGGGAGTCCTCGTGCTTTTCCTTTTGACGCTCCAGTTGTTTGCCAGCAAGTAGTCGTACAGTGCATACGGATTAACTGCGCTTATACCTTCTCTCGATGACAGTATCGTATATGCCCGCTTGTATTTTCTGGTTCTTTCCAAGTCCCTTTCAGTTGGAGTGTGAGGGAGTCTGGTTAAGTCCATATTGCTGCGCAGGTCCGAGAGCTTTACTTTGACAGCAATCGAATTTTGCTGAATATGCCAAAGATATTCAGCATACGATATACCCTTGCTATGGGTCAACGCACTCACAGCGTCGGCAACCTCTTTTGGAAACCCCGTTCTGATGTATTCTGTGCCGTCAGTCAAACTGTTCAACGAATATTTTACAAAAAATCAAAAAGAGCCATTCATCCCACAGGCAAGCCTGCAGGTTTTCTGGCTCTCAATTATAACCCTATTCGATATAGCAATCTGTTGCCTTGTATTGCTCACAAAAACAAAAAAGCCGGGAAGTCCCGGCAAACATGGCGGCCAGAGTGGGATTCGAACCCACGGACGTTTGCGGCGTCGCTGGTTTTCAAGACCAGTTCCTTAAACCACTCGGACATCTGACCATAAAAGGATGGGGCGGGACCGAAATCCCGCCCCACAGCAAGGAAGGAAACTATCGGATATCGTTAGAGGATGGCAAATTAGTGGATGCCCAGGGAAGCGGCATAAGCAGCTTCACGAGCGGCAACCTGTGCCTGCAGAGCAGCGATGGAAGCGGCATAAGCGGCTTCACGCTTTTCAGCAGCAGCCTGAGCTTCAGAGGTGGAAGCGTACTGGGGTTCATTGCCAGCCAGAGTGCCAGCATAACCCTTGACGCCATCAGCGCCCTTGACAGTCAGAACTTCGTGACCACAATGGTCACAGACGTAAACGTTACCCTTGCGGGTCCAGCTGTGATAGCCACAGCTGGTGCAGACGGTGTACTCATTGCCCCAGGTGCCATTGGCAATAGCGGCGGCAATTTCACCGTGCTCAGAGACTTCAACGTTCTTGCGAGGAGCGGTCGGAGTAGTGGTGGTAGTACCGTTGCCATTGTTGGAGCCGGTAGAAGTGTTGTCCTTACCGGTGTTGTCCTTATCGGGGGCCACTACGTCGCCCTTGTCATCGGGAGTGGTGGTGCCGCTGTCGCCGGTATTGTCGCCCTTGTTGTCATCCTTGCCGTCATCGGGAGTGGATGCAGAAGTGGCTTTCAGGGTCAGGACGTTGTCGTGGATGTCGTCGCCCAGGTAGTAGAACAGGCGGTCATGGTTCAGGCTCTTGCTGGATGCGGTGTAAGTATCACCGGAATCCGTGGTCCAGGCTTCAACGCTCTGACCATCAACGCTGCCGGGGAAAGTGGCAGTGTCAGTTTCGGTCAGCACAGTGTTGCCGTCAATCTGATAGTTGATGGTGATGGAACGCGGATTACCTTCGGCCGCATAGCAGGAAGTGATGCCTTCAGCGGTGAACCACTCGTCAACTGCATCGTACGGCAGAGTGTCGCCGGGATAGTAGTTGTAGGTGTAGCCGCCGTGGCCCTGCAGGGTAATCCAGTAACCGTAGTCATACTGGCTTGCCGGGAACGTCATAGAGCCGCCCGGAGCCAGGTCCTGGGAAGAACCGTTGCTGAAAGAGAAATGATAGGTGTCGCCGGTGGCTGCGAATGCTGCGACAGGCAGACAAGTTGCCATCATACCGGCTGCTGCAATCCCTGCGATTGCTTTGATGATTTTCTGATTACTCATGCTGTGTACTCCTTTGCTTTTTTGATTTTTTCGTCTATTTATCTGCATTTATTCAGATACCGGTTTGAAAGAAATCAGCCGCAGCTTTGCTGCGTTGCCCACCATCTGCCACGTGGAGGCTCTCTCATGGATGGTTGACGAAGCAGATATGTGCTTCGCCAGTGTCGCAACCGTCTTCGCCACTCGACACAATTTCGGTTTGAATTTATCCCCGTAAAATCGCATGTCCATGCTGCGCGGAGAGGATAAAATTCTTCGTGGTATGGTTTTGGAGTTCCGCGCCTGATTGGCCGTACTACACGCAATGCAGTACAATACCCCAGATACCTTTGGCGAAAGGAAGCGAAAGGGTGTCTGGATGGAGAAGGGAGATGGCCTCGAACCATCGATACCCTGCTTTGCGGCAGGTGCTTTATCCAGCTAAGCTATCCCTCCATGATGGCGGGTCAAGCCCGCCAAATAGCGTTACGCAAACTGGAAGTCGCCGTACTGAGTCACGGCGCGTTCCAGGCGCAGAGGAATGGTTTTTGTGCTCTTCTGAGTGATGTCCTCGCGTGCTACCTGAGCTTCACTCACGCCAGCCGCCTGCAGGACTTCATACAGATTGGAAGGACCAGTACCAGCATAACCACATGTCAAGCCATTAACCTGAAGCGTGAAGCCGTGCAGATGCGGTGCCAAACCCGGTACGAAATCGAGCTCAACAATGACCTCGTCGCTCTTGTCGTTTACACGGTTGACAGCGATGGCGCGGATGTTCCGGTTGCCAAACATTTCAATCAGCTTTTTTGCTGCTGCAGCGGTTTCTATGGTAGTCGTACCTTCAACATTGATAATTGCCTGTTCCATAGAATTCATCTCCTTCCTATTATCGCTTAATTTGGTGATGGGGCTTGATGGCAGGTTCGAACTGCCGACCTGCGCGTTACGAATGCGCTGCTCTACCAACTGAGCTAATCGAGCACGATAGGGTGTTTTATGCTGGTCACCCCTTGAGCGAGAAGCCAACTCGCATCCAGCACCATTCGGCAGCCACGCCGATAGATTCTGTATTGTACCCTCTTCACCGTTTTCCGGTCTTATTCGCGACTAACACCGGGACTTTCGAATACTTTCAGGCACAGCACCTGTTTGTCTATTATTTTTGAGGCTGTCTCATCGACATTCGGACTGCGGGCCACAAGTGGACCATGCTCACCAAGTTTAACGTCGTGGCGTACGGTGACTGCGACGTGTGGAGCAAGTAGCGGGGGTCGAACCCGCGTCTCCGCCTTGGAGGGGCGGAGTATTAGCCGTTATACGATACCTGCATAAGATTGCGGGTGAACCCTCACTTAGCCCCGCCATGACATCCGTTTAGTAGGTCGTCATCCCCGGATGTCATCTTCACACCACCTGACAATCTTGCGAACCTCATCGTTGACGATACGCGAGAATCCAAGAAAGCGCTTGGGTGTTGGTCAACTTCAAATTTTGAGCCCTGTCGTTGATTCCCTGTCAAATCGGGTTAACGGTTGTCGTTGGGCTGTGTGTGAGACTGCGGCGAAACTTACCAGTTGCCGTGCAGCAATCTCGCCTTTACGGCTGTGTCGCGTCTGGATGCGCCCCGACTTGACGGGGATGCTCGTACGTTTGCATGCTTCTAAGACATTCGTCAGCAGCCGCAAGAGCCGCTGTCCGCCACCCGCCACGAGGAGGCCGCCTTAATGGGTGGCATGCTGTCCGCCAGATGTTGTGTATAGCATCGTATCATGTGACTTCGATACATCCAACGGATAGCGTCTGGAGCTGGAAATCGGACTTGAACCGATGACCGACTGATTACAAATCAGTTGCTCTACCAGCTGAGCTAAACCAGCAAATACAAACATTAGCCAGATGCCCGGAACACGGAAACATCTGTTGCCCACCGTCCGCCGCGTGGAGGCTGTTTGCTTGGACGGCTGGCGCGGAGTTACCCGCGCCAAATGGGAAATAAAGAGGTATGAAAGGAAGGATATTACTATGAAACGGATGATTTTCACGCTTCACCTGTGTCAGCTCAAATGAAGCCATGCGACCAAGATTGGGGAAAGGAAAACCTTGATATCTCAGGAGCCGTTCCTCTTCCTGAGAACAATTGTATTATACCATATATGTGGTATCCGGTCAATGAAAAGACACAATATATAGTGTCTAAATTGTAAACAAACATTAAGATACCACTATATATAGTGGTTGGGGCTAACGCATCAAAAATGCCTTGTGGTTCCGGCAGATTGCAGGAAAGTCAGCAAATCTTTAGCCGAACCTACCATGGAAACCACAGCGCCACTTTTCGCGTACAGGTCGGCAATGGAATCTTCCTGCCCCTATGGTTAGTCCTTCCCAAGAAAACGCACCCACTGTGTATGCTTGATTGGCTTGCTGTCGAAAGCACAGTGCTCGTCATGATAATCCGGCATCAGTTTCCGCTGGAAACACCTCGTACACGCTGACATACAGCATCCCCGGCTTGTAGTCAGCGTACTCAACCAAGCGTTTTTGGTCGTATACTTTCACGTCAGAGTTATCGTCCGCTGTGAGCCAAAGATATTTCACATGTTCGGCATAGCGCGGGTCTTCGATACGATAGCTCTGCCCCTCTTTGATTTTCAAATGACGTGCATTTGCTTGGGCACGCGAAAACTCAACGAATGCGCCGTAGTCGCCAATCACGATTCGGTTATACCCGCTGGCAATGACCGTGCCGCTTCTGGTTTCGAGTTTGGTCGTATCGCCGGACATATTGCACCATTCCGGCAAAGTTTCTTCAAATTCTGCCCGCACATCCTTGAAAAAGGTACGTGGGATGGGCTTGTACTTGTATTCGTCGGCAAGCTGCTCTTGATATTTAAGCATCCGAGCGCCGGTTTCCGAGATTTTGTGCTTCATGATTAACTCATCCACTTCTTTTCCCACTGGTCGTACTCAGCGACTTCTCGTTTTACGGTTTTGCCGTCTTTCTTATATACAGTGATACGTTGTGCATGCAATTATTCCTCACTTTGACAACTTTTACTTTTCCCTGGGCCTGGACTATACCGCTTCATGGCGCGATATACGCTTCCCTTTTTGAGCCCGTATTCTTCCGCAAGCTCTTTGACAGAAACGCCGTTTTTGTATTTCCTGACCATCTCGGCGTTTCTTTTCTTGCCAGTCTCGATACGGTTTTGGCTGTGGATTTGTCGGCCATTCTTTCCGTGCGTATGAAGAATCCGATAAAAGAGCGTTCCACTGATGCCGTATTTTTCCTGGAGCTCCGGAGATTTTGCGCCCATCTCATATTCATGAATCATCTGGGTTTGCCAGGCTTTCTTCTTTGCTTCCCTCTGCCGGGCCTGTTCTTCGTAAAAGTCCTTCAGACTATAGCGGACAGTAGAAACACAGATTTGATACTTTTCGGCCAGCTGTTTCTGGGACATACCGTTCTTGGCATCCTCCAGCATCTTTTCATTTCGTGCCCTGACTTTGTCATGAGTTAGACACACGTGGGTAATCTTGTTAATCGGCATTTTCGCTATTCTCCTTAGCTCTGGCTTTTACGTTATACTGGTAAATCCCATTTTGATGAAGGATAAGGTAACCTAGTGAAGGGCTGATATTTACCTCCCTGCTCAACTCGATAATCGATTTTCGAGGATTTTTCTTGTAAGCATCAAGAAAAGTTTGGTTCCGCATCTTTTTCTCTTTTTTGAGAGTCGTTTCAATATGATTGTATTTTTGGCTTTCGTACTCTCCGCTCAAATGCAAGATTGCATAAATACGCTGCATGGAAATGCCGTACATCTTGCCCAATTCTCTGGCCGTCATACCGCCTTTATACTGTTTAACAATTTGCTCATTTCGAGTGGTAAGTCTCTTCCTCTTTTTTTCAAAATAACGAGGCGGCTCCTGCGTACCTTTTAGAATCTTGTAGCACATCGTTTCTGAAAGATTATATTCCCTCGCGATTTCTAAAATCGGCTTTCCATTTTTGTAATCTTCGATGATGCTTTTATTGCGGTTCATGCGTTCTTCTTTGTTTGACATAAAGCCTCCGATAAAAAGAAAGAGCAGGTTCAAAACTGAGCCCGCCCTAGCCTTTCGGTCGGATTTTGCCCGACCAACGATGTTTTTTGATGCCTTTCGTTCTATATTTTGTATTATATGCAATTCGCACAGATACACAATGTTTTTCTTTCTGGTAATTTATGGTAAGTATTGTGCAAAAAATAAGACCACTACCCTTTTCGGGGCAGTGGTCTCGATTGCTATTGCTTTTGAAAATCAATCCAGTAGTTTTCCGGCCTTGTATGAGTGGTACAAATAGCTCGGATTACAATAGTAAGTTGCAGTATTAAAATCTGAGATGTCATCGCTAATGAACGAGGAAAATACATCAATTACATCCTGGACACCAGGAGTGCTAGTACAGTCAAAGATGATGCGCTGGTACACTTTTCCGATATCTGTATAAGATGGAACCTTGTAGTGGCAGTTAGACACCGTATCATACGTTCCTTCCGGCACAGGAAAAAGCTCACAAATTTCATCGGCAGATTGCTCAAAGCTCTGGCAGTGAAACACATCCGCTGAGTCGAGAATTGCCTTGACTCCGTTTGTGCCAAGAGCAGAAACCACATCCTTGCGATGATTCTTCGTAACGCGGCCGATATATTCAATCAGGCTGCAGGTATAAAAGACATCGTTTTTGCTGTAGGTTGCAGTTTCAGTCATACTTCAATCGCCTCCTTAAAAGAGAGACATTTCAAAGCGACTTCCGTGTGAAAGCTGATTTGATGCGTGGGATGCTTGAATTTTGCCAACGCCCAAAAAGCTTCACGGCTAATATCACCGCTTAGAAAGTCGTTGACGTAGTTCCAAATGGTGTCATCCGCCATGGGTCCTTCCACAATATCATAGTCATGATGTTTGCCCGAGCGACATATAGCAATAAAATCAAGCCACTCATCACTCATTTCGGGGAATTTCTTAATATTTAGCATGGGAGATTCTGTATATTCAAACACGTTGACAATACCACGAGACCTGCCTTTTTTTGACCAGCGAGCGGCTTGTTCGTAGTTGTTAGTGCAATAGAATCCCCATGAAAAATCTTTGGCGTACCTTGTTTTTCTGACCTCAGGGTTGCGGACTATTACATCGCTGCCATGATACAGAACCATTATTATCACTTCCTTGCATATATTATACTTGTTTTTATGTGTCAACACAATCATTTCGTATGATTTTGGTTCCTACGCTTTTTGCTGAAAGAACCCGAATCAAAGTTTCGTTCTAGGAGTATCAGCTGTTCGATTCACCCGGCAGCCACTGCTGCGGATAAGCACGAAGGCGGTTACTCGGCACGCAGTCATTCAGAGCAGAGTTCTCAGCAAGCGCCATATCAATGATGTAGTAATCATTGCCGTTGCGCATTACATCGACGCTCCACTGCCCTGTCAACTCAATGCGAGGAATAACCTTCTTCAGTTCAGCCAGAACAGTTTGAACGCTTTCGTGGTAACGCTGGTTCAGAATGTCTTCATGCATCTTGTAGACAACATAATCATGGCGTTCCTGTGGGCTGCTGACTTTTTTGAATTCGTTCTTCATAACATCGCTGCGCCAATAAGGACTTGCGCCAAGGATTTCCTTTGTATCAAAATCCACAAACACGCGATATTCAGTGTGCAGCGGCAAACCGTTGTAGATGGTGGGGTTATTTTCTTTGTCCTTGATGTATTCTCTGACGACCCACTCGTTCGTGGTGTTCGCGCCGTAGAAGCAGCGATTGTTCAGAGGGGATGCCATCGAGCATGTCAGATGATTCAAAAACAAGAAATACTCGCCCATCTCATTGATTTCCTTCGGGTTATGGATATGAGCGTTGCGGAATTCGTATTTGGAAGAATACGTGCCCGTTTTGATAAAATAGTCTTCGTATCCATCAAGATGGAAGACTTTCTGACAATAACGGTTCACGATTTCCTTTGTAACGGGATTCAACGTCTCGAAACCAAGGCGGGTAAGCTGCAGCATGGTGATAGGGACGCGAAGAATTTTTGTGTCCGGAACCTTGAAAAATGCGCTGCCGTACAATCCCTCTACCAGAGGAGGAAACCAGAAGCCCATAGAGTTGGGGTTCATCTCAAGCATCTGATAAGTGAAGTCATCAAGGTCGAGGATGTCAAGACCTTGACGGAACATGTTGTAGTAGAACATTTTTGTGCTGTCGTTCTTTGCATTCTTGTAGCCTGCGTAGTTTTGAAGCAATTCCTTGTACGACGGCTCAGAAATGTCAATCTTCATCAACTTTCCGGTGAGCTGCGGACGGAGTTCTTCGGGGTAGCGTTTCAACTCCTCGTTTGTAACCTCTGTCATAAAGTCGCGGTTGGCAGAGTATGTCACATAATAGCCACCGCGTTCCGCGTTGTAGATGTACAGACGCGTTTCAAGCACCAGTTCTGTGACGATGCGGTCAATGAGCGAATTGAGTTCCGGTGGGAAGTAGACCTTTTTGTCGAGAATTGCTTTGACTGTAGCTGTATCCCACTGGAGCATATTTTCATGCAGCTCTCCGCTTTCAAGAACCTGTGTCTTATAGACCTCATCAAAGGTTTTGAGGGCATCAGGGTCAGTTTTGAGCATTGCTGCAAGCTCCTCATAGGAAAACGGCTTATCTTTCTTATCGGGTAAGATGGCGCTGATTTGTTCAAACATGTCTTTTGTTTCAGTCATTTGTGGTCTCCTTTTCTAAAAAAGCCACCGTTTCTGTAGGAAAACAGTGGCAATGTATAAGTGATATGGTTTAGCTTGCAATGTACAACTCGCTGTTGGAAATGTTCTCCAGCCAGTTTTTGTTCATTACATTACCAAAACGATATTTCTTCTGCGACTTGTAGGACCAATCGCAGCCGGAAACGACATCACCGATGGCGTTCAAGTACATTACATTACGCTCCTTTTGGTTCATACAAAAAAGGCGGGCTCCCTAAAAACAGGAAGTCCGCCCTTTAAGCGAAATTGTGAATGTACGAAAGGCATAAAACCCTTTCGATATGGAATGTTATCTATCGTACAATTTTTATTATAGTCGGTTCGCACAGCTTGTCGAGTAAATCAGGTGCAATTTTTATGGTTTGCAAATCCCACACGCCGAATACCCTTCCTGGATGAGCTCATCGCGGGGCCCCATATAGTCGATTCGATTCTTTTGACTCATCGATTCGACTGCAGAGCAATCGGGTTTGTGAAACTTCATAGTGCTCGTGTTCAGAACGTATGTCTCGTCTATGACAAGTGAGGCTTTGTCCTGTTCATCCTTGGAATCTGCAGCACTACCGGCTTCAATCCGATTTTTATCATGATATTCACCGGAAGTGAAACTTACCTCTTTGCCATCCGAGGTGCAGTAAATATCACCCAGCAGGTCTGTGCGATAAACCTCGACACCTTTGTTTTGCAACTTGTCGAGTGTTTCCTGATGTGGATGACCGTAACTGTTCCCTGTGCCACAAGAAATCACAGCATATGTTGGATTTACCGCATCCAGAAAAGCCTCTGAGGTAGATGTACTTGAGCCATGATGCCCTACTTTCAGAACTGTTGACTGAATGTCTTGTCCCGATGCAAGTATCACGTTTTCCGCTTCCTGTTCCGCATCTCCGGTAAAGAGGAACGAAGTATCCCCATAAACGATGCGCAGAACCATCGATGCATTGTTCGTGTCATCGGGAACAGAATTAACACCAACTATCGTGAATTCCGCTTCCCCCAGAGTGTAGGTTTCACCCACATCCGGTATCGTGATGCCTCCGCCTTTTTGCTCCGCGTAGCTTGCAAAGTCCCGAAATGCTTTGCTGTCGTATTCTGTCACAGGGCATAGAGTCATGTCCGCAGTGACGGCCTCAAAGGCGCCGGACAAGCCGCCGATGTGGTCTTCGTGCGCGTGAGTCCCAACGACATAATCCAGGTGCCCATCGGTTTCACGCAACATAACAGAATATAAGAGGTTAGAATCATCTACATTACCGCCATCAATAAGCATTGAGTGGTCGTCGCAGGTAACAAGAGCGGAATCCGCCTGCCCTACGTCTATAAAATGAATGGTAAAGCTGACGTCCACCGAACCGCCAGCCGTCTGTTCACTGCTTGCAGTGCTTTCTGAGACGACCCCGGTGCTGGATGGACTTTCCGATATTATCGGATTCTGACCGCAGCCGGTGAAGCTGAGTGCAAGGAGCGTAGCGATGATTGCCGCCGTGCTCCGGAATAGATTGTTTTTGAGTTTCATACTTTTTCTCCTTTCAACAAAAAAAGCGGACCTACCCCGCTATGGGATAAGTCCGCTTAAAATACAGATTGTGAATCCTACTGATTTTTAGTATCTGTTCACATTTTATATTGTACTGCGTTCGTATATTTTGGCAAGCGCTATTTTTCGCCAAACTTAATGTCGATATATACGATTTCAAAGCACAGTGCAGCGCTCAAAATAAATCCGAAAACAATGTAGGATGGATGAGTCAAGGACCAGCCAGGATTCGCTAGATACCCATGCCAATATCTAATGTTAAGTACAAAAATAAACACCGGCAGAATTAGATACCAGATGCTTTCCAGCACAATTTTGATGTCTTTTCGCATTTCACTCGCCTCGAAATTCGAGCGGAATCATGGTCCGGCGCTTTTGGCTTTCTGAATACCAGATAACGCCAAATCCGACCAGGATAGCGAAAATGATGATTTTCAAAAGCTTCTTCATTTATTTCTCCTTTTATGCTGCGGATGCAAAGATGTCACCGCAAGGGCAGTTATAAAACATTTTATACCGACTTGTCACGGCCGATATATCCCAATTCTTAATATCTCTCTCCTTTTTTAGAAAACTTTTATCGCTGCGAATATCTTTATGGCATCGTGATATTCGCAGAATAATTGTTTATGCTTTGCTCATTTTTGTCAGTCGCTTAGCAACTGATATGATGAGCCATTTCTGGGTTTTCTCTGAGAGTTGGCGGGGCTTGCATTCGATTTTCTTGCGAATCCCGCAGGTATTTTCGCCGTTGTAATATAGCAGAACTCCTATACCATCAGGAATCTCATCTTTGACCTTCTTGTATAGCGCTAACGGCATCGCATAGTAGTTACAGTGCCCCACAAAGTTGTGGCCATGGTCAGAGTGAAAGTCACTCACGGAAACCTTAATTTCCACGCAGGTGATGACGGTGTCAATGGTGTATGTATGTTTCGTCTTATATAGCCTGCAGAACCGTTCCGTACACGGTTCATTACGAAAACTCCAGTTGGCGATATCTTTAGGGCATGATACTTCCTGCGTCCACTGCTGGACGGACGGCATAACTAAGTCTCTGTCCTCATCCCTGTACATTGAGAGTTTGCAGGTCCCACATTTTGTTTCTGATGTGAAGCACTCTTGAACCCGAACGAAGTCAACAAGACCGGATTTTATCGAACCGCACTCGACAGGTACTTCCAGAGCGTCGAAGCCTTGACGGAACGAATCACCCCGGTATCCACCATAGTTGGCAGGATGCCAAACCTTTAGCGCTGATTCTATTTTTTGAGTCAGAAGAGTTTTTGCCATGGCTGCTCCAATCCTCATCGAATGATTTCGTGCGCAATAACGTCGGATTCCGTACAAAAGATATCGCTGTAATCGGCCTCATCATTGCCCGCACAGACCTCATGCTGATATGGTGCCGTGCCCTTGCGTTCAATTTCGATGCGCCAGATACCGTTCGTATAGCGCACTACCAAAATCGTGTCATCATCCAAGAACAGCCTGACTCCCTTGACATCGAAGCAACCAATTTCATCGACTCCATAGTTGGAATTATCCAGGCAGACAAGGTCGTCACTGGACCCATAAATTTTGACCACGTTGCACCTCACACCGTTTTCTGTTCGCTGGTGACAATGCGCGGGATGAATAGAAATTCAGTTTTTCTTGTTTCAGTGTTGGTCCTCCGAATGACCGTGCCATCCCGGATGATTTTCACGCCGTCCTTTTTGATGACGGGCTTTTCATCGCCGACAAAGTTCATCAGTTCCAATTCCTCGACAGTATAGTTGTCCCGGTGCAGCCATTCCGTGAGCTCACCGTCATCGTCGAAAACCGGGACAGCCTCGCTTCCCAGCGTGCTCCTTGCTTTGAATTCATTCATAGTTTTCGTCCTCCTTGCAACAATTTTCCATGCGTATTATCAGAATTCCGGGATTATATCTGAGCTTTGCAACATTCGTACAGCCGCAAAAAAGTCAAGCCGATTTAATTTAGGTTTATACCGCCTTCTTCGTCTTCTTGGTTTCGGGCTTTACGATACCGCCGTTGGCATCGTAGACATTGTATGGAAAGTCACCGTTATTGACGCACTTAGCAACGCGCTGCCCGGTGGCAGTCTTATAATACTGGTTCAGTCGGTTTGCAGTACGGAAAAAGGCAAACCTTGCATACTGTGTGCCGCGCTTGACACGATTTTCGCGCAGCAGTTCGTCCCGCAGCGTGATAGCATAATGTTCGGCTTCATTGTTGGTGAGCCCCGAATAGAACACGTCCATGAACTTCTCGATATAAATAGCGGGAACATCGTTCATGGCAGCCACAATGATGGCCGCTGTCGTGCCTGCGGAATTGAGTCCCGGCAGCGTAGCCTTCTTGATGCACTTGGTGGCGGATTCGATTTGCGTGCGGTATTTCATCAGCCATTCGCTCAAAGCTTCCTCGTGACTGAGGTTCGAGCCCGCGAACACGCGGCCGATGAGGTTTGCTGCGGAGAGAATCGTATTGTTCGTCCAGCTCATATCGTACTCGGACATCTGCACGCGATTCGCCATGGAGCGGATGTTCCCGGAATCGATGTGCTGAGACTTGGCGGCATTAAAGGTCACGTTCATACGCACGGTCACACCGGACTCGACGATAGCGAGCAGCCGATGCTGTCCGTCAACCAGCGTGCCATCGGAGGCGATGGCAATACCCTGATGCGTAGTATCCCAATGTCCTTCTCTCATGTCTTTCGCCATCTTTTTGACTTTGGCGACGTTCACGTTCCGATTGTTATCGTTCCTCTCAAGCCATTTTGCTGCCTGTTCGGGCGAGATTTCGTAGCCATCCCGCGTTCTCTGATTGAAATTATAGCGTCCCATTTGTGATTCCTTTCTGCCCAAGTAGGCGTGTGTTTGATATTTGTTATTGATATTCAGAAAAATTCCCTGATTTGTGATTATATTCGTGTTGGTCGAGTTGGCGTGGCTGCATCGAAACAATGCGCAACGTTCTGAGCCCGTGCATAACACCTTCTCTCACCAGCGGCGATAAGGTATCCCTGCCGCTGAGGTTATGAGTCCTAGCTCTGTCGTCTGAATCAGCCGAAGCTAAGCTGTTCCGAATCAGTCGAGAAGAAAGTTGCCTTTTTCTTAGCCCGCTCTTTTGCGCTCTTGCTCATAGGCTTCTTTGCCCCATCCAGATGATGCTTGCTCTTGTACGAATAGCCTTTCCAGGCAGCCTGATAGGAAAGGTAGCCATATCCGTTAGCATTGTCCAGGACCTTATCAGTAGCCGTCTCGACCACAACATAGCGCGGCTGATTGGGCTTTGAAAGTTCAGGACTCTTCACGACACGGTAACTCTTCTTTTCATCTGCACCGTACTTGGAAAACGGCAATGTGGATTCCTTTTGGGGTTTGGCTTTTGCCTTGGTATTTTCGGTATTTCCCTCGACGGAATCCACCAGTTCAGAGTCAAAGAACGCCTCATCAAGAGGTACGTTGGGGCTGTTCTGCTTCTTTGCTTCTTCGATTTTCTGATACATGGCATCTTCGGCGCGGCGCATCTTCCAAACCTTGATGAGGGCTTTTTCCGGGAACGTGATGGTCAGTCCCTTTTCCGCCAGCATCTTTCGGACAGCAGGCGTAGCGAAAGACTTGTATTTTGCATACGGTCCTTCTTTGTGCTGCTCGATTTCATGGCTTACCTGAGTCATGTATTCCTCAAACGCCTTGTTCTGGTCGAGCCAGAACTCGACTTCGGAATAAGGAGAATCATGGTCCACGGTTTTTTGAAGTTCGCAACTCTTCGCATAAGCAAGACAAGCGTCTTTCACATCGGCAAAACCAAGCCCAAAATTATCGTTCAGAGTGTTTCGGCGTGCTCCATCCATCACGAAATAACGGCTTCCTTGCTTGATGATGGCGATACCATCTCCGGAAGTGATGGCGGTGGGTTCTTCCGCATATCCGTCGTCAGTCCAGCGGTCGATAATCGATGCCGTATCCTGTACAAAGCCTTTTCGGCAAGTGTAATAATCTGCGCCGTTGTAAGCTCGTTTCGTGATGCACTTGAGGATTGCGTCAATCAGAGCGTCCTTATCCTTGATTTTTACGCTGTACATCAGGTTACTTTTCACGTTCCAGACAACGCCATATGGCAGCCCCAATGCCATCATGGAACACGCACACTGCAGAAAATGCTTGTGTGCCAGACTGCTGATGAACTTGATGCAGTAGACGGTGCTGTTCTTTACGACATCCGCAAGGCCCGAGGCATAAATCACTTTATGGTCATTAGTATGAATGTCGATATCTCCGCGTGCCTGAACATACTCATCGGGAGTGAACACGGTGCCAAGCCGCATACTGAGCGACATTTTGGCTTTTGCGTTCACAAAAGGAGGCTTGACCTGTTTTACATACCGGCACTGATTCGTTTCAAGCGCCGTGAGCAGCAGAACCTTATCCTCGACCGTTGCGCCTTTCTTGATTTTCAAATACTGCATGTCTTTATGCAGGTCCATGTAATACGCAAGTGCGTCATCTATATCGTAGGAATTAAAGAATCCTGCCTGCATGTAGATGCTGATGCAGGGAGACAAATCAATCATGGCATCCGCTGCCTGCACATCGATGGTCGTATTGTCGTTGTGCTCAATCGGTGTGACTTCCAGCAGCTTATAGCAAGCATCAACATCTTCGATGAATTTGTGGTCGAACATCTCTGAGAACGAAAACGGATGCCGGAACACGCAATTCATTCCAGTCGGAGTCATCAGGGATTTATCGCTCAACGGATGGTCATAGTTCACGAAGATAATCCGCTGCTTTCCTCGGCTTGCTGCGACACAAAACAGATTCCGAAGAATCTCATATCGTGACATCGGCTTGTTTGTGCGGGACGACCAGTATTCTTCAGTGAAATCGAACACGACACAGATAGGTCGCTCCATACCTTTGCTGCCGTCAAATGTTGTGAAGATACCAACATCTGAGGAGGGTGCTACCGCCTTATCCCCGTCATTGTCCGCGATACTTGCATAGACGTGATGCTTGTCATAGAGGTTTCCGGGGCGATTTTCCAGGTCATTGAGCACCTTTGTCATAGCTCCGATTCGAGCGCCCAGGCACAAAACATCTTTCGGGTTTTGTTTATTCAGAAACTCCGTCACCTCATCGACTGACATCTGTTCCACGATACAGGAGCTATTTACGCCGTTGATGGTCTTACCCCAGATATTGCCAAGCCGTTCTGCCAAGTCATGAGAAATACGGAAGCATTTCGTGAAAACCACCTGTTCATGGCGGCCGAGAAAATCCTGCATGAACTCCCAGACATCCAGCGCTGTATCATCGTAGATTTTCTGCTTCATATCGCCCACTGCGACGATTTGAAGGCCCGGATTTTTAGAACGGATATATTTGAGCAATTCTGCAATCTCGTCATTGATATCCTGATACTCGTCAATGATAAGAGTGTCAATTGGCGGAATCGGAATTTTCTTTTCCAATACCATGGCAAGCTGTTCGCCTTGTCCGCAATTCCGGATTCCCTTTTTGTTCAGCAGCAGGCTTGCAAATCCATGATAGTTCTGAACCAGGACATTGCCATTCTTGATTTTGTCTTTGGCATCCAGTTTGAGTAATCGGTTATAGGTCAAGTACAGGATACGCCGTTCTGGAGGGTACGCATCACAGAGCACGTTGATGGTCGATGTCTTTCCGCTGCCAATGCAGGCGTCACACAATACGTTTTTTCCCGACAATGCCAAATGTACGAATTCCTGTTGTTCGCTTGACAAGTCGTTCAGTGTCATAGCCAAATTCTCCTTAACAAACAAAATGCCCCGGCAGCATCCAATTCAGAAGCCGCCAGGGCACAATTCTTATCTTATTAGGGTTATTATATCTGATTCGCACAGATGTGCAAGGCTCTTGCTATGGTTTATTTTTGTTTTTTGGGCAAAAAAAGAACGCCAACCCGCAACTTGCGAATGAGCGCATAATCTTGTACAACCTTGATGGTTGTTGTCGTTGGTGTTCCGTTTTACACGATACGCCGCAAATATGACTTGTTGATTTCCACCAGAAGCTCCTCAATTTTTCCAAAGTCAGGCTTAGCAGGAAGAGGGGTTTTCCTCACGTCATCCTGAAATCTCTTTTCAAGCGCATCAACAAACTCAAAGAATTCGGGTGCGTACGACCCGTCTTCACGCAGGTACTTGCCGTTGCGAATCGCCAACAGTTCCTCGCGCTCCTTGTCTCGGTGAGTGATAATCTCGCCTTTTTCCAGAATATCGAACGCCGTGTAGTACAACCGCACAATGTGCATCGCGTGTTTGTTGATGTGGGCAGCATCTTTTTGTGCTTTCGGATGCTGCGGCTGCTCATACTGGTCGATGGTCGTAGTCAGACTCTTTAGCAGCGACTTTAGAGAGGTGACTGGATAATCGTTCAAGCTGCCAGAAATCAGGAGCGGATGTTTGCCTTCTTCATCCGCATCTTCACTGATGGTGATTTCAAAGATATTATCCTTTTCCCATCCAGCAATCGCCCGTTCCAGACTCCTCTTCTCGAATTTGTTCTTGAATGCTTCCGGCGAGGCCCCATTACGAAGGAGTCCCATCTGCAAACGTCTGAGCTGGTCGTTCGCAAAGCCGCCATAGCTGTAGGCAATGCGCCGAGTCAAGAACAGTTCCCTATTGTCAAGCAGCATTTGGCCTTCCGGCGTCATGTTCACATATAGCTCCGGGTCATTGCCAAGAAGTTCGATAATGCTGGGATTACCCTGCGCAAGCAAGCCGACGAACTTGTTCACAGCGTAGATGACTGTATCTGTCCGGTTGTCAATGGCCTGCTCGAAGCGGTTAAACCCTAAGATTTCGGGTGAGCCTGCCACGCCACGTATATCGATATCGGAGCCTTCGACGTTGGTTCCGTAGGCATGACTGCCGCTAAGCGTTAGGAATAAAATGTTGCTCCCCAAGTGCTTGTTGGTGTGCAGGAAATCGTATTCCTCGCGCTGGACGATTGCTTTTAGTTCTGCGTTTGTCATAGGCTTTTTCACTTACTTTACTGATGATGTTGTTGTTTCTTTACTAATATTATCCCACTATCGTGCTTTTTCTGCAACGGCAGGTGTCATTTGTTTGCAATCTGTACATATTTGCATCCCTACAGAAAAGAAAGACCCCTACCGATTTTCGGTAAGGGTCTTTCTGCTATTACTGTTGGAGTTCCCAAATCTCAACATTCAGATTCCAGGCTTTTGCTGCATCGCTGATGATGTCCAGAACCGTATTCCAGTCACCTCCGGCAAGTCCGCAGCCTAAACCATATGGCAACCGGATAGTTACGTCCTGATACTTTTGAGCGCAGTCTCTAAAAAACGAGAACAGCGCAGCCGCCAGTGCAGCATAATTCGTCTGCCTTTCACCTCGGCTATAACCATTCTGCCCGAACAGATAAACCAGTAGCGAGGGGTATCTTTTCTGAATCGAATCATACGAATCTCCTATTCTCTATCTCATGCGGCGGTTTTATTGCCGCTGTTCTTTTTCTCTACTGCTGTACTCAAAAGACCATCAAACAACTCAACTGCCGTAGACACAAACATCTGGCTCTGAATCGAGATTTTTCTCCGCTCCGGAGTCTGCCCTTTCATGTGTGCAGCGGCACTATAAATTGCTGCCAAAACCTTGTGCTTCATCAAAGCAGATTCTTTGATATCCGCGTTATCAGCAGCAAGGTAATTGGCAAGGTTATAGGCCCGTCCAAGCATCAGCTCATCGTACAGCGGAGCATTGTGCTGGACCATGGTAGTGTAAACAGCAGGTTGTTCTCCGAAAGTGCTGAATCGGATGCCTCGGAATCCAGAATTCAGCTCATACAAAAGCGCGAGGCGTTCGGTCAGAAATACTGCCGTTTCGGAGAGTTTTTTTGCCATTTCGTCAGGCAATGAAGCAGTATTGTCCTGCCGTACCGCGTGCAGAATTTTTTTGGCTAAAAGCCGTTTCGCATATTCCTGCACATCGTGGTCAAGCTCGTAGCAAATGTGGCTTGCTGTTTTGTCTGTACGCATATGATTACCTCCTGGTTCTTGCCGCCTTCTGTTGTTTGACCCACGCTTCGGCTTCCTCTACTGTGGCATACACTGCCGTCTCACCGCGCCGGGCAATCTGCTTTCGGGCATTCTGAGCTGCCTGCTCACTCTTGTAAGTTTCATAGCCAATGTAGGACCCATCCCATCGGGCAAGGCAGCAATAATATTCGTGTCTCTTAGCGGGAGTTGTCGGGACAAAGGGAGGAGGTACTGCGGGTGTTGCCTGAGTCGGCTGTGCGGCAGGAATCGGTGTTCCGGTCTTTCTGGCAATTAGATTCTGCTTTTCTGCCATCCAGGCATCAGCTTCCTTCGTATAATTTTCCCAATTTAGTTTATTGCCCGCTGCATCACAAATATGATGCCGGTTGCCAAAACCATAACGCCAATGTCTCTGACAACGGTTCCGACCCGTTTATCATTGGTAATGTCCTGATTCCATTCAAATCCCCAACCAATCATAGCGACACCAACCACAATCAAAATAACACCAACAATCGTTAAGCTTTCTTCTGATAAACCGTACATAGTGCATTTCCTTTCTGCAAACAAAAAGTCCCGCACAAACAACTCATGCGGGACAACGATAAGATATATTTTTGGTTTATATTTTTCATTGTACGCAATTCGCACAGATTGACAATAGAAAATTACAAAAAAATTCCCGCATGAGCGTCGCTGCTCACACGGGAAAAAGTTCTTAATATTCAGTGCAGAGAACCGTCAAAAGGCTGGAGAAGTAGTACATTGCGATGGTCGTGATTTTCACAGCATCGCTTCCCTGCCCGTTTGCAAGGCGCGTAAAGGTGCCGCCATTCTTGAGTCGGGTCATGGTCAGGTACATGAGCATATAGGCGTTCACATAGACGTCTGTATATCGCTGACCGTCATCCTCATAGCGCTGCGGGATACATTCCTGACTCAACATTTCAATGAGCTGATACCAGGATTTCAGATACAGAGGGCTCTTCGGTTCATTCAGAGCATTCTGAGCCTGCTTCTGGTATTCTTTCAGAGTTTCATCAGTCAGGGGCATGAACTCGACGTTTGCAAATTTGTCACGGTTGTAGTAGAGCCACAGCGTGGCATTGGACAGGTCCATGCAGATACCGGCAAGCTTCTCTGCCTTATCGTCTTCCAGCTGAGTTACCGGAACACTAGGGTCATTGATTTCGGCATCTTCAGAAGTCATGTCCACAATCCTGTAGCTGTTCTCTTCTGCCCGAATTTCAGAACTGACGAAGCGCTTGAAATCTTCAACGAGCTTCCGATAAGCTTCGAGCTGAGCATTTTCTTTCTGTTCACTCATAATGTGTATCTCCCTTTTGGATTTCTTATTATATGGATATTGCACTTTTTTGCAAGGGCTTTTAACCCAAGCACCTTTTGCGCCGTTTGTCAATGGCCACAAAATATCAAAGTACTGGTAAAATTAAGGTGGGAAGACGTTCTGGAACCATGAAACACAGGGCCCTGCCTCTTGCTTATGGCTGCTGACTTTTTTCAGCCTGCGTTCTGGCTGTTCTTCTTGACATCGGCTGCAACCTTCAAGCGGCGTATGTACTCTTCCAGTTCCTCCAGTGTATAGGTCTCTTCCGTCTCAATCGGCTCTTTGGCATCTTTGGGCAGATAGCTTTTCGTACAGACAAACTCAGGGTTCGTTACAGGGCAGTCCAGGACAGTTTCATCGTACAACTCTTTCTCGATGTTGTGGTAGAGAAAGAACGGGATATGCCGCCCGCAATCGTCATCCGATTCTGTCCAATCCGGGAGTTCCTGGATTTCGCGGCCGTATGTTTCATACAATACCGTGTTTGCCCGAGCATTGCCAAGCAGGGTATTGTACAGCTTGAAGTTTTCCCTCACTTCACGGCGAAAGAACTTCGGGAGCGAGAACTCCTCGTATTCCAGCTTCGTATCAGAACGTAGATAGTAGCGGTACTGCGCCTCGACCGGCATGAATTCAGTCGTGTTGTTCAGCTCTTTCAAAGCGTTGAGTCGTTCACTCGTTTTTTTGACATTATGTCTTGCAAAGCCCAGATACGCTGAAACCAGAATCATCAGAAGAAGAGCTGCAAGGATAATGACAATGAGCCATTCCTCGCCTTCCATATGCGGCAGGTGTTTCAGAATACTATCCTGGATAGCATAAGGAAGGTCATCGAACCATTCATAGAACCCAATCGGGTCCTGATAAGTATGGGGAGCCATGATTCACCCTCACCGCCATCAGTAAATAAACTTGCATTCCCGGCGTTCCCGGCCATTGCCGCACCAGTAATGCCGCCAGCGGGGAGTTTTGCCTTCCCCATTCTTTTTGTATTCTTTGGCCGCATTCTCACCAACGGTATACGGTTTAATGTTGATGCGTTGTGCTTTTCCCTGGAATACAAAAACCGGGCGGTCACGCTTCTTGGAAGTTTCCAAGCGGACATCAGGGTTCTTACTGGCAAGATAGTAGGCACACAGGATTGCCAGGCGAACATAAGGTGTGCCGCCGTCAAAGACCGAAGGAACTGCTTCCATCACAGCCGGTACGCTGATACCATTTACCTGCCGCTGCCCGGCTGCCTTTTCCAGGTATTCTTTCGTGCTCCGAGTTGCTTCCGTCAAACTCTGGTTTTCTTTGGCCCAGGCAGGCAGAGTCAGGAACGTGAAATCATCATGGCTGCCTTTGGCCGGGCCGACAAGAACGATGCCGAAAGCAGTGGTCTTCTCTTTCTCTTCGAATTCCACATGCACGAACATACCGTTGTAGTCGTAGCTGTCATACACCGGGATAAAGAAATCACGAATCGGAAGCCGCTGCAGGATATCCTGATGAATCGCCATGTCATCCGTATCCATAAGAATTTTCTGGAACTCGTAGTCAAAATCATAGACCGTCTTCGTCTGGTTCCAGCAGCCGATGGTGAAGCAGGGGAAAATCTGTGCAGCAAGGACACGCTCGAAACCCGGCGTGTTCATTTTCTGCGCTGCCGTCACACAGCAAAGCGTTGAAGATTTGTTGTACTCTTGCAGAGTCTTCCCACACGGGTCACTGAACCCAAAATGGTTACGGGTCTGTTTGGTAACGGCATTCGCCGTCAATGCGATTCTCAGCTGTTCCTTGGTCATTTGCTATCCTCCAAAAGTTTATTTTTTGTCATATGCAAACAGCGCTGAACCATGCCGATGGTGAATTTTCGAGTCGTTAGCACTGTCATGAGCTTTCCTTCATTGCCCTTGATGGTTCGTTCCAGAATGTTCCAGGATTCGCTTTCGGGCTTGACATTGGTATATAAGTCCAGCGGAACATACAACCACGCGATTTCACTGTCCCGCATCACGGCATAGGATTGCAGGATTTTATCAATTGCCTCTACGCCGACCTTCCAGCTGGTGATTATGGTCCGGCTGATATCGTATACAATCAGGTGCGGTGCTTCATTTGCTTCCGTATCAACTTCAATGACATGAGCAATATACGGTTTCCCGTCCACCAGCTTATACCGATAAATAATGGACGGAATTTTCTCTCGAATCAATCTGTCATGTTCAAGCGCCAAGTCCGCGTACTCGCCCGTTGCATCAATGATGATGACTCGTCCCTGACAGGTCCTCAGTGTCGCTCTAATTTGCTTGCGGCACCAGGCGAAGCAGCTCTCTTTGTATTCTGTTGAGACAAGAAAAAAGTTATTACCAGGTGTTATGATAGGTTCGTAGCTCATTGTGTAACCTCAGCTTTTGTACTTCATCTGTTCTTAATTGTCTGCGATTCGCACAGTTTCGCAACATGATATTGTCTGTGAATGCCAGGCGTTGGAATTACAACCCCTTGATGAAGTTCGGGTCATAGTGAGACAGGACATCCTCATTCAGGCAGTACTCGCACTTAATAGTTGTCGCGTCATTCGTATACACGCCGCGGTTTGCGTAGTATATCCCATCGATATAAATGGCGAACACGACGGACGGCATCAGTGCCTTTTCATTCACTGCGTAAATCAGGTATTCATCCAGATTATCCTTGACCACCGCGCTCTTATTGATTTGGGCGATTTGCTGTCCGCAAAGGAATACAGGGCAGCATACTCCTTCTTTTCCAAAACCAATTTTGTAGCTCTGGTATTCCTCGCCATACAGCTGCATGGTGATAGAATTGTATCCTTGGAGGAATCCGGTTTTTGTATGGATGACGGAAATCTCGCCTACCGTGCGGTTGTTCTCACAGATAGCAAAAGGGTGTCTCAGAATATCTTTCGTGTTGATGCCGCGCATGTACGCCCTTGCGTCACCAGCTGGCATGTATTGCAGCAGGAACTTGGAATCATTCAGCCGGATGCCATAACCTTGCCGCAGCACTTTCGGAATATAGTGTGCCTGCCCGATAACGGCCTTGCCTTTCACGATATCGAAGGTGAACTCATATCCTTTCGATTTGGTTTGCTTAACAATCCATTGCAAAACTCCATCGCCTCCTTCTGCTTTCTGACTCTTTGAATCACTTTGTAAATGCCCGGAACCGAGAGCTGATATTTTTCGGATAGTTTCTGCACCGGCACGCCACTCTCGTATTCTCGAAAGATATTCTCATTGCGGGGTTTTTGCCGAATTTTGATGCGCTCATTTCTACGGTTTTCAGTCAGGCCCGCATCGTTGGCAACCATGCTGCAATATCCTTCTGCCACGTTAAATTTCGCAATCATTTCCTTGAGAGGGACACTGTTCTTGTATGCCGCAAGAATTTCGGCCTTTCTAGCATCCTCTACCTGCGCCAACTGAATTCTGGCCTCCTGTTTCGCGTCGTCTAACGCTCGATAGCATGTACGGACGCTCAACCTGTATTTTGCGGCAAGCTCCTCAATGGAATAGCCGTTGCCGTAGTCTTTCATGATATTGCAATTTCGCTCAATCAACTTTTTGCTTGCAAATTTTGAGATGGTACTCAGCTCCTTTGCTTTACGCTTTATTTCTGATTGTCTGCAATTCGCACAAATGGGCAACTATTTTTGCGAAATAAGAAGGCAGGCTCCGAAAAGAACCTGCCATGCATA